GCTGACACCAAAAACTTCATCCCCTACAGCGACATTACCCAGTCTGAGGCCGTGCTGTGGACACAAGATGCACTGGGTGCAGAACGTGTTGCAGCGATGGAAGCCGAAGTGGATGCACTTATTGCACAAGCGGCAATCCCTGAGCCAGTACCAACGCCACTACCTTGGATTGTTACCGAATAACATTATTGCCACAACGGATGCCCCAAGTACAACAGAGTTATAAAAAATGGCGCAAGCAGGATTTACCCCTTTATTGACTTACAGTTCTAGCACAGCGTTGTCTGCGCCTGGCGCAAGCGACCTGATTAATAGCGTTTTAGGGTCAGAACTTGCAATCAATATTACCGACGGTAAATTGTTTTACAAAGACAATGCAAACGCCGTCCAGGTAATTGCGTGGAAAATTACACCGGCGACAGCTGGTGGAACGGGGCAAACATCGTACACAACCGGCGATTTGTTATTTGCATCAAGTTCCACTACGCTGTCGAAATTAGAGGATGTGGCCACCGGCAACGCTCTTATATCGGGCGGCGTAGGTGCAGCACCGTTTTATGACAAAATTGGTCTAACTACTCATGTATCTGGAACGCTTGCACCGCTAAACGGCGGGACGGGCATTACTTCCCTGGGAACTGGTGTGGCGACTTGGTTGGGTACGCCATCGAGCGCCAATCTAGCTGCCGCGGTGACCGACGAAACCGGAAGCGGCGCCTTAGTGTTCGGAACTGCACCAACGATTTCTAACCTTACGGTTACGGGCACGGGCGGCAACGTCTACAGCAGCACTTACACGCCTACGCTCACCAATTCAACCAACGTGGCCGCATCAACAACTGGTGCCTGTCAATATATGCGCGTGGGTAATGTGGTGACGGTATCGGGTCAAATCAGCGTAGACCCGACAGCCGCAGCGGTTTTAACCGTACTTTTGATTTCTTTGCCTATTGCCAGCACTTTCAGCAGCTCAAGAAGCGCAGGGGGCAGCGCAGCGTCCGTCAGCAACATATACGGCGAAGTGGGTGGAATCTTAGGCAATACAACGACCGACGAGTTTGAATTGCGGCTATTGCCGTCGAGCCTTGCCAACCAATCTTATGCCTTTCAAGCGACTTACCTAATACAATGATGAAAATTGACATTATTGAATTTAATTCAGAATATGACCAAATAGTAATCACGACGGTCGATGGCCAAACTTTGGTATTTACTAAAGAAAACATAAAACAATATTTAAACAGTTTCCCTGACCGCGCTGCCGATTTGGTGGCAATGGGTTGGCAACAAAAGGAACAAGCATGAGCGTAAATTTTTCGTTATTGGCTGGCGCCGGTTGGCAATTTTTTACTGATGCTGGGGTTGTTTTAAGTGGCGGCAAGCTGTACACATACGCGGCCGGAACGACGACGCCCCAGACCACCTACACATCGGTTTCAGGGTCAATTGCAAACTCTAACCCAATAATTTTAGATTCGTCTGGCCGAGTGCCTGAGCAAATTTGGCTGACCCCCAGCATTTCGTATAAATTTGTTTTGTACGATGCGAATGACGTTTTGATTTGGACCGAAGACAATATTTCAAGTGCTGATGATTTGGACGCATTTGTTGCTGATTTGGCCAACGCATCGGACCCAGCAAAGGGCGACGCATTGGTTGGTTTTCGTCAATCCAATAGCAGCGGCAACCTTACTGGATCGGTCAACAGCACCGTCCACAAGAAACTGCAAGAGATTATTAGTTTTAAAGATTTTGGCGCAACTGGCGACGGTACAACAAACGACCAGGCTGCAATCCAAGCCGCGCTCTATGCTGCCAATGGTCAGATTATTGATGGGCAAAACTTAACTTACAAAGTAAATGCGTCGCTGGCTATTATTAATTCAAATACTGTTGTTCAAAACGCAACGTTTGATTTTTCTGATATGCCTGACGGCGCAGGAATTGACAGATGTTTGGATGTTTATGGAAGCATTGGAACAGCTGACCTGTTAACTGCAAACCTAAACATTAACTCAGCGACGGTTACGGTAACAAGCACAACTGGCTGGGCCGCGAATGACCTGGTGTTTTTAAAATCAACGACTGTTTGGGATTCTGCCTCGTCGGTAACTTACGGTCAGTATGCAAGAATCAAATCTATTGATTCCGCAACGCAAATCTCTCTTTATGAAGGCGTATTGCTTTCATTTACAACAGCGGCCAGCGCATCAATCGCAAAAGTCACACCCATTAAAAACATCAGTATTGACCATGTGACCTTTATTGGTAAAGACGCTAATTTGCAGAATGCGTTATATGTCCAGTATGGCGAAAACGTTAGCATTACAAATTGCGAATTTATAAAATTTGATTATGCGGGCGTTGCATTTTTTCGGTGCTATAAGTCAACGATTGACAAGTGTAGACAGCGCAATGGGTCAGGCGTTGGGTTCAGCTATGGATATGCTTTGCTTGATGGATGCTACGCTTGCAGCGTCACTAATTCGTGGGGCGAAGACAACCGACACACAGTCACCGTCGGCGGCAATACCGGCATCAATATGTTTTGTAAGATTATTGGCTGCAACGCCAATGGTTCAAAAGATGCAGGGTTTGATTCCCATTCAGCGTCGTTAAATACGTTGTTCATGGGCAACCATGTTATTAACTCAGCCGCAAGATTTGGCGCAAGCGCACACGATGGCATTATTAGCCAGGGCGCAAACACCACAATCATCGGAAATACAGTTATTAATCCGTTAAATAATGGAATTTTTTACCAACCGGTGTTTCAGGACGGGACATATTCCGGCGCAATTATTAGCGATAACACTGTTGTCGTTTCAGCAGCTGGCGATGGTTCTGTGGGGATTGGGATTTACATTCAATTATCCGCCACCACAGGTCCGACAGCGTTGAACGGGATTCTAATTAAAAACAATCGAATCTCTGGCGGCGACACAAACGCCAGTGGCGTGTACGGTATTTATGTACAGTCACAAAAAGCTAGTTCGACAGTCAACGGATTAATTATTGAGGGTAATTATGTCACGCTGGCCAACGCCACAACGGCCTACCCTTTATATTTGCGAACAAACGCTGCTGGCGCGGCTATTTCTAATGTTTCAATATCTAACAACACGCTAAAATCTGACAACCAAGATTACGCCATGTTTTTACAGGCGTCGAATGCAACGTCGTCAATTTCAAACGTCACCGGCACAAGCAACATTTTTGACGGTAATCTGTACTCAATAATTCTCAGCCCAACTGGCACCATTAGCAAATTAAGATTTAGCAAAAACATTTCTCTGGCGCCCGATTTTATTGATAACAACGGCGCAACTGATTACTTGTTCGATGACATAGACGCAGCTGGAATATTTACCGCAACGAACGCTACGCTTATCGACTTCACCGAATACGATTGGTATATTTTCAACAGAGCCGGTACGGTAACCGTCACGCTGCCATCGTCCACTACGTCTAAGGGTCGCACACTTAACTTTAAAACGATACAAGCGCAGACCGTTGTATCAGCGACCAGCAACGTGCAACCAATTAACGACACGGTGCTAGGCACGGCAATTCTGCCCGCAACCGACGGCGCCTGGGCGACGTTGTATTGCAACGGCACCGATTGGGTCATCATGGCAAGGGGCTAATATGATATACGACGCAGATTTTGAGATTGTGATTAAAGGCGAGAAAATACGCGATAGCGTTTATGTAAATTTTGAAGACGGGTTGTCTGCGTCGCAAATTAAACAATTGCAGCAAGAACGCGCTCAGCAGATTTACGACGAAACCCACGAGTAAGGCAAACAAAATGACCAAGCCCATCGACATTATTACTCGCGCAATGAAGGACATTGGTGCCTTGGCGGCCGGAGAAAATCCGACTTCTGAAGAAGCGCAAGACGGTCTGGATATGTTGAACGACATGATCGCGCAATGGTCCAACGAAAACATGATGGTTTTTTATCGAACCGAAATCATATTTCCGTGTGTTCAAAACCAAATTCAATACACTATTGGACCAAGTGGTAACGTCGGGGCAACGTTTACAGGTTCCATTACTGGCACAACGCTTACGGTCCCAGTCAATGGCGTCACCAGCGGCGCAATTACCATCGGTATGACATTGACCGGTCCTGGCGTTATTTCAGGCACAACGATTGTAGGTTTTGGCACCGGCGCGGGTGGAAACGTCAATGAAGGCGGCACGTACACGGTCAGCAAGGCGCATTTAACGCCTGTGGTGAGCCAAACCATTACCGCCTATTATGAGCGCCCCCTAACCATCGAATCAGCGTTTGTGCGGGTCACCACAACGTCGAACGGCGCACCGATTTACGGGGGCGGTTTAGATTATCCAATTAGCATTTTTAGCCTGGAAGAATACGAATCCATCGGTTTAAAAAGCCTGAACGGCCCTTGGCCCAAGGGTTTGTATTACCAACCGTCGGAATTGTTAGGCACCATATACTTATGGCCCAACCCGTCGCAGGGTGAAATGCACTTGTTCACACAAACTATTTTTCGTGAATTTAGCGATTTGTATGGCCAAATGCAATTTCCGCAAGGCTACAACATGGCCCTGCGCTGGTGTTTGGCTGAACGATTAATGCCAATGTTTGGCAAGATTAACCAGATACAAGTGGCACAATTAACTGCCTACGCAGCCCAAGCAAAGGCTACAATTAAGCGAACGAACATGAAGCCGCCACAGGTCAGTCGTTACCCTGATGTTTTGATGACTGGACGCACTAAAGACGCGGCGTTTATTCTGGACGGGGGATTTAACTAATGCCTGATTTTGGTTTTGTCGGCGCTTCCTATACTACGCGGTCTATTTATCAAAACGACCAAGAATGTATCAATTTTTATCCCGAAATCGACCCGACAAAACAACCAGGGCAGCGCGGGATTGTTGCGCTATACCCGACGCCTGGCTTGGTGACAGAAATCCAATTGCCCGCGGCCGCCGAAGTTCGCGCGATGCGGGCGTTGTCGGGCTTGGAATATGCGGTTGCGGTAAGTGGCAACAAAGTATATTTAATTGAAAAAGATTTAACTTATACGGAAGTTGGCATTTTGGGGACCAGTTCTGGGCCTGTTCAAATTACCGACAACCAGATGACGGAAGACGGGCTGACCGCCTACATTGTTGACGGGTTAAGCCGGTATTACTTAGAAGTCAAAGACAAAACATTTATAAATTTGCCCGCAACTGATGGGGCGTGGGTCGGCGCGTCGGTTTGCGATACAGTAGACAATTACATTGCATACAACGAAGTAGGCACACAAAACTGGTCTGTCACAGATTTAGGTTCGCCATTGTCAACGCAAGCGTGGTTCGGTACTAAAGACGGTTCGCCGGATAACTTGGTGTCGTTGATTGTTGACCATCGGCAAGTTTATTTGCTGGGTGAAGTGACAACTGAAGTTTGGATCGATGTTGGAACTGCAATACCAGGGTTATTAACATTTCCGTTTCAGCGGGTATCTGGGACCTCAAGCCAAAACGGCTGTGGGGCGCCTTTTTCTGTGGCCAGATTTGCCGAAACGTTTATGTTTTTGGCGCGGGATACGCTTGGAACGGCCACGATTGGCGAGATGAAGGGGTACGAATTTCGTCGTTTATCTACTCATGCGGTTGAAACCAGCTTGGTTGGTTACGACGTTTCAGACGCCCGCGCCTGGACGTTTCAACTTGAAGGCCACGAATTCTATGTTATTAATTTTCCCCAGATTGATTTGACGTGGGCTTATGATTTGACGACGCAGCAATGGTTTAAGTGGCTGTGGTGGGACGCGCCGAACGCAACATATAAGCGCCATCGCGCTCAATGCGGCATGGCGTTTGCCAATAAAAATTTGGTCGGCGATTACGAAAACGGCAAAATTTACAGTTTAGATTTGGACACGTTTACCGATGCGGGCAACCCAATACGTCGATTGCGACGCGCCCCGCACATGACGACCGATTTGCAGCGCCAATATTTTGAGGAATTCCAAATCCAATTCCAGCCTGGCGTCGGGTTATCAATTGGTCAGGGTAACGATCCCCAGGCGATGTTACGGTGGTCCAACGACGGCGGTTCTACCTGGTCGAACGAACATTGGGTGACGATTGGGAAAATTGGTAAATATTTGAACCGTGCTATTTGGCGGCGCCTAGGCTGGTCGCGGGACCGTATTTTTGAGGTGGCGATATCGGACCCAATTAAAGCGGTTGTGATTAGTGCAAACTTAAAAGCATCGCTTGGTGATAACTGATGGCGCTTAATACAAATATTCGTTTCCCGACGTCTCCTTTCATTGAGGAATCAACAGGGCGCCCATCGCGGGAATGGATTATTTGGTTGCAAAACCCTCAAGTGGTTACGCAAACAGTCAACAATTCAATCATTAACGGCGGGTCAATTAACAATACGACGATTGGTTTAAGCATACCGGCCGCGGGTCAATTTACAGATTTAACGGCCTTAAACGGTATTGGCGGGGGTACATTTTGACCACTAAGATTGTTGAAAACCGCGAAAATGGTTTAAAAGTGGGCTACGAAGCAACCGATTGGTCGGAAAAAATTTCATTTGATGATTATGTGAAATCGTTGGAAAATTGGACAGTTAAGACATTGGAAAAAAATGGGCAACCAATTGGTGCTATTTATTTAAAAAATGATGAACTTCACGTTTCGGTTAAGCCAGAATGGCGTCGAAAGTGGGCAACAAAAAGTTTGTATGTGGAATTATTTGTAGGTAAAAAAGTAACAACAAGAGTGACAAACGGTCACGATTTTATGTATGACATTTTGCGCCGTTTGAATTTTCGTGATGACGGTACTGGCTTAATGATAAGGAATAAAAATGGGCATTGAAACCGCATTGTTTGCAACCGCGGCCGCAAGCATAGGCAGCAGTCTTATCGGAGGCAGCGCCGCAAAGTCAGCAGCATCCAAACAAGCCGACGCGGCCCAATATGCGGCCGACCAACAACGCGAAATGTTTGGCCTTGTCAATGAACAACAAAAACCGTATCGCGAAGCTGGATATGGGGCATTGACGCGCATTGGACAATTATTGCCAGGCTTGACAGCGCCGATTTCTGCGGCAGAACTAAGACGTATGCCTGGTTACCAGTTCGCCATCAACCAAGGCACTCAAGCTGCGCGGCAAAATATGAATGTGGGCGGCGGTGGTTCAAACGTGGACCGTGCCGCACAAAAGTTTGCTATTGATTACACCAGCACAACAGCGATGCCCCAAGCTATTGCACAACGCAATCAAATTTATAATACGCTTGCGGGGATTGCCGGATTGGGCCAAGTTGGTACACAGCAAACAGGAAACGCAGCAATGTCGGCGGGTACAAACATCGGACAAGCGGCAATTGGCGGGGCTACTGCAATCGGTGCTGGCCAAATTGGGGCAGCAAACGCATATGCCGGTGGATTGCAAGGTATTGGAAACGCTGGCTTTATGTACTCATTGTTAAATCAGGGCGGTGGCGGCGGTGGTATGTTTAGCGACGCAAACCAACCGATGAAAGGATAAAGAAATGGCAGACTTAACCGTAAATCCAGTTGGCGCACAGATCAAGCCGGTTCCAAATATGAGCCTGGGCGAGATGGTTAACGTCGGCCGCGGTGTGCAAGAGTATCAACGAGGCGCAATTAATCTGACGCTTGAGCAACAAAAAGAAAGTGAACGAAAAAGATTACAAGATTTCTTGTCGCGGCCAGAGAATTTTCAAACTGAAGGCCGCATGGATATTGACAAATTAAACGCTGCAATCCCACAGATTGCGCCGTTAACGGGTCCAGATTTCATTAGTAAATTCACAACGTTATCCACAGCACAAACCCAAGCGGGACAAGCCGCCCAGAATCTGACGCAAACACAGCGCGAAATAATTGCGTCGCGATTAAGCATGATGGGTCGTTTAGGAATCAAAGACAAACGCGCTTATATTGCGGAACTTGACCAGTTGTCTAAAGAAAACCCAAACAATCGCGCATTAACAACATTAATTAATTCATACAAAACAACATTGAATTCATTGCCTGAGGGCGCAGATTTGCCATCGTTGTCGATTTCTGCTGCCAATTCATTGTTAAGCCCACAACAACAACAGGCAACATTTGCACCGCAGCCAGGCACAATAAGCACCGGCGCGGCAACGTTCCCAACCGTTACAACGCCGTCTATATCTGGTGCAAGCCCACAAGTAAGCGTTGGTCAAACGCCGTTAGCCACAGCACAGCTGCCGCCTGGTTCGCGTGAAGTGCCGACCGGTCAAGTAGATATAAACAACAATCCAATTGTTAACGTTTACGATGCCAATGGTCGATTTGTTGGCCAGCGAGCTGGAACAGGTACGCCATCGGCTACGCAATTGCCTGGTCAACAAACGCAGCGGCCGGTATCAACGCCGACAGCGCCAGGCGCACCAAGCGCACCAATGGCGCCCCCAAGCGGTTCTACGCCAGGCGCTGCTACATCAATTCCTGTGCAACCACCGGCACCTATTACTGCCCAGCCAATCTCTGGTCAACCAGCCGATGGCACACAACCCGTTGCGCGTATGCGTCCAGGTGAAACAGCGGAAACACTTGCGGCAGCTAACCAATTGCGGGTTAGAACCCAAGAGGCGGCTGGACAAGTGCCAATACAAATGTTTAATAACAATCAAATTATTAAACTGGCCGATGAAGCACTTACTGGCCGCGGCGCTAATTTTGTTGGTGCCTTAACTGGTGGCTATGCAGGATTGCCGTTTACTAGCGACAATGCCACCAACTTAAACGTGCTGGGTCACTATATTTCTATGCAAACGGCATCGTTGGCACAGTCTGCCGGTCTTGGTGGTACGGATGCTGGTCGCGCAATTGCGGGTGAAATGGCTGGCACTACAAGCTGGACCGCCCCCGCTATTAAACAAACAGCGCGGGTAAACCGAGCATTAACAACTGCAACGGATTTGTTTAATCAAGGCGCACAAGCCGCATTTAACAAATCAAACGACCCGTTTGCTGTGCGTGATTTTCAAACCAAATGGGCGCAAACTGTGGACATTAACGCCATTCGCTTGTTTGATGCGTTGCGGAATAATGATAAAGACGCAATTCGCGAAGTGGTTACCGCGGCCGGTGGTCCTAATTCCGCTGGATACAAAAAACTAACAGCTAATATTCAAGCCATAGAAAAACTAATTAGGGGGCAATAATGGCAACAGGATTATTTGACCCCGCACAATTGGATGCTGCGGTAAATGATGCATTTGGCATTAAGCCATCAGGCAAGGCGCACCCGTTCGCGATGGCGCCTAATTTTGAAGGAATGCAGCCTGAATTAAATACACGATTGACCCAAGCGCGTGAAGCGTATCGCAAGCAATTTGGGCAGGAAATGCCAATTACGTCTGGCGTTCGGACGCGCGCAGACCAGCAACGTTTGTATGACCGTTGGAAGGCGGGCGATAAAAACATTTTTATGCCTACTAACCCTGCGGATTTTCCAGACCGCAAAACGTTTCATGATGACGCTGTAGACATTCCTACGTCGGTATCGGAAGACTTTTTAAAACAGTTTGGCATTCACCGCCCCTTGGGTTCGCGCGACCCTGTTCACGCGGTCACCATGCCAAACTTTGGCAATCAACCACAAGCCGCGGCACCAGCTGCCGCACCGCAAGCTGCGCCACAAACTGCACCCCAAGCCGCACCGACTATGGCACCGGCAGCGGCACCCATGCAAGCGCCGATGGGAACGCCCACAACAGCGCCCACAATGGCATCAGAAACGCCGTCAGCTGCGCCGACAGGCCAAACGCCTAGTCAACTGTCTGTTATGGATTTGATGAAGCCTGACGCGATTGACGCAGCTGTTGGTGAAGCGTTTGGCGCAGCACCCAAGAAAGGCAAGGTTGCCCAAAAGGTCACCGGCCTGTTGCGTGAATCTGCCGCACTTGCCGATACGCTTTATGGCGTGGTGCCTGGTGCTGTCGGTATGGTGACATATGCCGGTGCGCGCGCTGTTGGTCAGTCACCAGAACAGGCCGCACAAACACAGCAATCCGTTACCGGCGCAATAGACCGTCCGTTTGGTAAAGCCTTTGGCGTGACTGAAACGCCAGAATATAAAGGCGAAGCCTCTCAGCAGCTGATGGAATTTATCGGCAAAAACATAGACAAAGGCGCCGATTGGATTGCTAAAAACACCGGTGTTCCAAAAGCTGACGTTCAGTATTACATGGAGTTGGGCGCCACTGCCTTGCCGTTTACTAAAACTGGCCGCGCAGTTGTTAGGGAAGTTGGGGAAGCTGCCGGTTATGTCGGCGGCAAGGCTGTTGACGTATTAAAGCAAGCTACCCCAGAATCCGTGCAACGAGGCGTGACAAGAGCCACCGAAGCTGTATTGCCTGGCACGACTACCATGCCAACCAGAGCGCCGACCGCGCCTACCCTTGGCGCACCAGGGCAAGTTATGCCTGGCGAAGTGCCAAGCATGGCAGCGCCTGGTCAGCCTGGTGCGGTGCCTGGGCGCGGCAGCATTGGTGCCATGGGTGTGCCAGATGCAAATATTGTGCGCCAGGCTTTGCAAACAGCAACGCCTGAATTCCAAAAGCTGTACGGCGATATGCCGTTGGATAAGGTCAACACGCCTGTTGTGATGCGTCATTTAGAGGCAGATTCGCTGCCAATTCCAATACGTTTAACTGAAGGCGAAGCAACAGGAAATATTAAATTAATTTCTGAAGAAATGAATATGCGCGGGCAACGTCCCGAAATTGCATTTCGTAAAAATGAAACAAATCAAGCCTTAGTTGATAACGTCCCGTTGATTCGCGAAAAAGCGGCACCAGACGTATATGCAACTAAAACTATCGAATCCAGCCAGGCTTTAATTGACGCATACAAAACGCTAGATGATGCCCGCGGCACAGAAATTACGGCTGCATATAAGGCGCTGGAAGACGCAGCTGGCGGTCAATTTCCTGTTGACGGTGTGACATTAGCTAAAAACGCTGAAGCTGCATTGGCAAAAAAACTTAAAACGGATTTTTTACCTACACCAATTAAAACGCAATTGGACCGTTTTAAAAACGGCGAACCAATGACGTTTGAACAGTTTGAAGCCATGCGTACCAACTTGGCTGCCGAGATTCGTAAAGCCGAGCGCAGCGGCGATGGTAACGCGGCCATGGCTGCCAGTATCGTGCGCGAAGCCTTAGAGCAATTGCCATTAAAAGGCGAAGCTGCCCAGCTAAAACCATTGGCCGATAATGCCCGCAGCCTGGCCAAAGCACGATTTGATGCGCTGAAAAAAGACCCAGCCTACAAAGCTGCAATTGATGACGCAATCCCCGCCGATAAGTTTTTTGACAAGTTTGTTGTTAACGGCGTGAATAAAAACATCAATACTATGGTCGATACGTTGGGGCGCGATTCAACAGCACATCAGCACATGAGAGCCGGAACCATTAACTGGTTATCAGACAAAGCCGGTATCGTTGATGGCAAGGGAAATTTCAGCCAGGCTAATTACAACAAAGCGTTAAAACGGCTGGACGATGTGAATAACTTTGGGGCAATATTTGACCCTGAAAGCCAGCTGCAATTAAAGACATTGGGCAACGTTGCTGGATATACTCAATTCCAGCCGCGTGGTTCGTATGTCAACAATTCCAACACATTGGTTGGTTATTTGGCCAACAAAGCCGCGGGGCTTGCTGAAGGCGCTGGAAACGTGGCAGGATTTAAATTTATGGGCGGTGTGCCACTTGGAACAATGGCTCGACAAGTAGTGCAATCATCCAAACAAAAGAAACGCGCTGAACGTGCATTGCAACCAGGCGCCGGTAGCACACTCGACGAAATTAGCAAAAAAGGGCAATAACGGTGGATACACAAATGTTATTTAACATCGTGATTGGCCTGGCGTCTTTTTTCGGCGGCTGGGTGCTTAATAACATCACGAAAGCTATTGACCGCCTGGACGATGACGTGCGGAAAATGCCTACAACTTACCTGTCTAAAGACGAATATCACCGCGATATTGCCGAAATCAAAACAATGCTTGGCAAGATTTTTGACAAACTAGACAATAAAATGGATAAATAATGGTTGCGGCTAAAAAAGTTGTTACCAAAAAAGCAACGGTTAGGAAAGCACCAGTAAAGCGAGCCAAGCCCGTCCAAAAGCAAGACATGACGGACAAGATACTTGATCTGATTAAGTGGGTGGATAACCCGTTCAAACTTGTTTCTGTTGTTTTGTTGTCTACTATTTTTTTCCTTGGCTATCTGACTTGGGACAGCCGACAAGTCATTCTTGCAGCAATTAGTAGCAACAGCACTATGCCGCAGCTAAAAGCGCACGAAGAATTATTGCCTTTGGCTAATAGATTGGTTAAAGACATTAACGCTGTCGGCATCGTAGTCAATAAAGTAAACCTAGCCACCAATAGCCGTACAACCGTGCTTGCGCTTGCTAACGGTGAACGCAATCACAAATTAGAAGGTGTAACCGTATCCTTGTTTGCCGCAAGCCCTGAGCGCAACGCTGATATCGTTAGTATGCTGAACAACGAGGTAGCTTGTAAGCCCTTTCAATCATCATCGCCAGTTGGCGAATGGGCTAAGTCACAAGGTGTAACTTATATGTGTAGAGCATCAATTCCCAACGAGATTGGTAAGTTTGCCGGATACATTGCGGTCGGCTTTAGGAGTGAGCCGCAAGACCTTACATCAATTAAAACCCGCATGATTCTAACCGCATCGGAGATGGACAAATGAACTGGATAAAAGCTAAGTGGGCGCAACTGGTCGAATGGTTTAAAAGGTTAAAATTATGATCCCGCTTATGGAAATATTTAATATAGGCGGCAAGATCATCGACAAAATATGGCCTGACCCTGCACAGGCAGATCAAGCAAAACTCAAGCTATTAGAGATGCAGCAAAATGGCGAACTTGCCAAAATGCAAGCCGATATGCAAGAACAGGGCGAGTTAACCAAGCGCCAAGAAAACGACATGAGGTCAGATTCTTGGCTATCCAAGAACATTCGTCCGATGACGCTGATTGCGATTCTTGCTGGCTACTTCACGTTCGCCATGATGAGCGCGTTTGATATGGAAACAAACAAAGCCTACGTCGAACTGCTTGGGCAATGGGGGATGCTGATAATGTCTTTTTATTTTGGTGGCCGCACATTAGAAAAGATTATTGATATGAAATCTAAAGAAAAAGTCATTGAAACGGAGATTAAAAATGCTAAGTAATTGGGATAATGCCTTTAAAATGATGCTGGCAAGCGAAGGCGGTTACGTTAACCACCCGTCGGACCCAGGCGGCATGACCAATCTTGGCGTGACAAAGCGGGTCTGGGAAGAGTGGGTTGGGCGAGAGTCCAACGAAAAAGAAATGCGTAGTCTGACCCCAGACATGGTTGAATCGCTGTACAAACGCAAATTTTGGGACGCCTGTAAGTGCGATGATTTGCCCAGCGGGATTGATTACCTAGTGTTTGATTTTGCGGTAAATGCTGGCCCAGGGCGTTCGGCTAAGATTTTGCAAACGGCTATTGGCGTCCCAGCTGATGGCGGCATCGGTCCAATTACTTTGGCCGCGGTCAATGCACAGGAACCAGATGTACTAATTGAAAAATTCAGCCAAGCCAAAGAAGATTTTTATCGTTCATTAAATACGTTCGACACTTTTGGCAAAGGCTGGCTGAATCGGGTCGCTGCGGTCAAAGTCAAAGCGGAATCAATGCTTGGCTAACCGATAACGAGCAAATCTGCTTTTTTCAGTTTCAATTAATTCTGTTGAAATGTTTAAACCTTTGCATCGAAGTTTAAAAATAATATCAGCCAAGCGGGTTGCGCGATACAACGTAATTGCTTCCCAGCTGGTGATTGAACGGTTCTTTTTTAAATGCGCCAATACTGCGTCGGTTTTATTCATTTATGATCCTAAATATGATTAAAGTTATTTTGTCTTTTTTGTTCGGGTTAAGCCTGTGTTTTTTTATTCAGGCTGAACAAATAGAACAAATCAACGAATTAATATTAAAAAACCTAGAACTAGCAGAACAAAACAATCAGCTACGAATAACTGATTGTTTGCAACATTAAAACGGAACGTCGTCGGCCGGATCGTCTGGCAACCCGTCGTACTGGGGGCGCATCGGTGGCATGGCCTTGGGTTCATCCTTTGGCCGCGGGTCGTTAATGTATGCCCAACCGTCCCACGAACCCTCTTTAAGTGGGATTACGTCCAGTTTGAGCATTGGACCGTTTTTGGTGTCGATAATTGATCCAATGCGCTGATAACGGTATTTCTGTTCGCCCTGGGCGTTTGTGTACTGGCCGACTGTACAGCTGATTTCTTTAATGATTTTGGACATTCTATTCACCTATGATTTTTTTAAGGGCTGCTACTTTGGCATCAACTTCAGCCAAAAACTTTACGACTTCAATTTCGGTGGCCGCAATCCATTCATCGTCGCGCTCGACCCGATCAATAAATAACTGGGCTTTGGCTGGCATACGCGGGTCAAAAACTACGTAATCACACCAATGTCTATCACTACAACGCATTTGCCATTGCATCTGAGCCATGTATTTAGATTCCACAGGGTTGTCGGACAACCAGCATTCCAGCGCCGTCTTGCTGTCTGGGCATTTAATCTCGACCATCCCATCATCACCCACAAGGCCGTCAGGCGACGCGCCAGACATTTCTATGCTGGGATGTGGGACAAAAGCTATTTCGTCCACCATGACCCCTTTGGCGGCCTCATACGCTGCCCTGGCAAATGGTTCCTGATCTATCCCCCATTGCATGGCTGAGTTTGTATAAGATTCTGCCTTGGCGCCGGTTATTCGTTCTAGGACCAATTGGGTCATGTAATTGCCGCGGTCGGCGCCGTACCCTGTTTTAGTACGTGCCAAAACTTTAAAGAGGGATGATGCGGTGACTTTACCCAGGCGGGCGGTAAACCAATCGTCGGTGCGTTGTTCCATTATTTTGTTCCTTTTTCTTTTTTAGCGCGGTCAATCCGTTTCTTTTTTGCTGCAATTACTTGGGCTTGAAGTGCCTGGTTGCCCGCGCAAGCGTCGTAAGCAATCTTGTAAGCGGCGGTTAATTCGTCGCTGTTTGATGTGGCCTCAATGGCTGATAGGTGGTCGGTAATGTCAATTACGGGCGCAGCTGGTGCCGTGCGTCGCGTGGCCGCGTTACCATCGTCGTCTTCCGGGGCGACACCACAGGCGGCCATCAAACTATAGCGACGCGCATACGTCAAAGCGCTGCCGTACCCCTGTGCGTCTTGTTTGGATGCCGGAACGTGTAAGGGGCCGCTGGTGATAACTTCACCGGATTCGTGAATAAACACGGTTTCCACGCATACGCCGGTTTCGCTCGGATGAATGCGCTGAGTTAATGCTATTCCGTTGTCGTTTAAAGCGTCTATGACGGCTTCAACAACTGCGGACAGGTCTGCATAGCGACTCCGGAAATGCGGGTTCGTGCTGGTCTTTAAAGCGGGTCCAAAAGCCTTTTGTGCTTTGACCAAGGCGGCGGCTACTTTGCTGAAGTTTTCCATAATAATTCCTTAGAGTGGTTTGTCTTTGTTTTTTAATTCTGACGGTGGCACCCAGCCTAAAGCGCGAAACCGTTTTAATACGTCGGTATTCGCGGCTGGGATGTAGACAAAATTTGGGTCCCGAATGCCAAAACGTTTAACTTGTTTTTTGTTGTTCATGTTGATTCCTAAAAAATTGCCATCGCGAGCCAGACGGGGGCATACAGCGCCGCCGCCGTAGCAAGCGCCATTAGAACGATTTTTAAATTGCTTGGTTCGTTTTTCATGGCGCGTTCCTTATTGACGACCGGCGTTTAAATTGCCGTCCATCACATTGAACAAAACTAATTTTGCGCGATTGAGAGTAAGCCTGGCAGCTTCAGCGTTGCCGTGGGACATTTCCTCTTGTGCATCAGACATTAGGCCAGCAACGACCATGTTTGCGCCTAGCATTTTGTAGGTGCAGCTGTCTTTGATTTGAGCGAGGAATTCATCAGCGATGCAACCATACATTGATTGTTCGCGATTTGTAGTAGTAGACATTTTTATTTCCTTTTAAAAGACCCGTGAGGGATTAATTACATTGTAAGACAGCTTTACATAAAAAACAAACTATTTGTTTTTGAAAGGTGAATTTGCTTTGAAATTGTAACCAAGATTTTTTAATTCATTAGTTGTATCGGCAAGACTCATTGCATTGATTTGTTGGGTTGTATAACCAAAATTGATTAATGCTCTACGTTGAGCATTTGCCAGAGTAACCATCCAATTGCAATTCATCATTTTAATTTCCTTATTAGTCCCGTCAGGGCGTTATCAATCACAACAATTCCAATGTAAGCCAGCTTTACAAAAAATGCAACATTTATTTAAAATTATTTAAAACTGTTGCAAAAAGGGGAAAGTGGGCTTACCATTCTGTGCATGGATAAATTACAAGCAATCGAACGGGCTGGTACGGCTACGGCACTGGCTAGGCTATTGGGCATCACTCGCCAGGCGATATACCAATGGGGTGACGAGTTGCCGACGCAGAGATACTGGCAGCTGAAGGTGCTGCGGCCCGAATGGTTTACAAACCTGTAGTTGTCCGTTATTATTTTGGCATCCCTTGGCGGGGGTGATTATTTGGACAAGTCTTAGTTAGCGTCCTGCTTGTGTCCACAAGTCCGCCAACACCTTAAAACGGTGAGGATGCTATCTAAGGCTTTTTTTTTGGGCTTTTAATATGCAGATAAAAAATTGGTCAAAGTTTCAACACTTTAAAGACCGTAAACCGCCCTGGGTGAAGTTGTACAGGGAATTATTGGATGACATTGAATGGCACCTTTTAGACCCAAAGGCCGCTAAAGTTTTGACAATGCTGTGGTTGATAGCAAGTGAATTTGACGGCAAATTGCCAGACAATAAAACTTTGGCATTCCGTTTGAGATTGTCTGAAACAGAAACAAAAACAGCAATTTCTAAGCTGTCTCATTGGCTGATACAAGATGATATCAAGACGATATCAAAACAATATCAAGATGATAGTCTAGAGACAGAGACAGAGACAGAGAGAGAGAAAGAGACAGAGAGAGAGGTTAGCAAACCGATTTCTGCGAAATCTCAATCCACCAGATTGGCTGATGATTGGCAATTGCCAGATGATTGGGCGATATGGGCAAAAGAGAATCGGCCAGAATTAAACCTGAATCAAATTGCCGACGGGTTCAAAGATTATTGGATTGCCCAACCAGGTGCCAAAGGCCGCAAGGCCGATTGGTTTGCAACATGGCGCAACTGGATACGCACCCAGAAATTAAGCAAGCAGGACAAAGTTTACGAATCGCCCTGGCAAAAGGCGGCGCGTTTACGCATGGCCGAGTTTGCACCAGGCGTGGCCGCTAAAGACCCTAATTCAGCTGCCGTCATCGACATGGAGTTTTTTAACAAACCACAGGAAATCAAAAATGGCACTTCCAACAGCAGCGATTGATCGTTTGTTTGACCGGCTGGCGATGTCATATGGTGCCGAGTTTACAAACAAGTGGGGAACTCTTGGTAGCGCCGAGGTTAAATCCCATTGGGCGCACGAACTGGGTATTTTTGTTGACAACTTGCAAGCTATCGGCTGGGCATTGAAAAACTTACCAGCCCGTTGCCCAAACTTAATTGAGTTTAAAAGCCTATGCCGCCAGGCGCCGCGGCCGGATATGAAGGCATTGCCACCGCCCAAAGCGAATCCTGAAGTGGTGGATAAGGAATTGTTAAAAATTGTTCAGAAATTGGCAAAGCCGGTAACCGACAACGTTGACCACAAGCGTTGGGCTAAGAAATTAAAGCAGCGGCATGAGAAAGGCGAAAACCTTTCAATGTTTCAAATTAAATGCTACAGGGAAGCGTTGGACCAATAAGCAAGGAAAAAAAATGAACAAACAAATTGACGAGATATTTCAGCAAGTGTTGGATGAAGATTGTGCTGACCCGTTGTATCGCTTTGCAGAACTGGTGGCTGCCGACGAGCGTGAGGCCTGTGCGAGGGTGTGTGAGAATTTATCTCAACGATGGTATGACGAAGGTGGGTCGGCGTCAGACTGCGCGACGGCAATCAGAGGGAGAGGTAGAAAATGACTGAAGACGAAGCCTGGGACGAAATCGAGCGCAAGCAATTAAAACAAAAGCCCAAACCTGTGGTTGATTACAGCGAATCATTAATTAAACTAAACGCTGCCATCAATCAATACAGAAATTTAGTTTGTGAGCAAAAATATCAACTGGCTGCAAACGTGGCCGTTGAGATGCAATTTCTGACAATGCAAATTCAAGAATGGGCAGAAAAAAATGAGCCATGAACTGTTAAAACAAGTTGCTGAAATCACAAATAAAAAAACCACAAAGCTGTCGGCCACCGAAGTTTTTGAGTTGCAATTGTGCGCCTGTGTTTTAGATTTTATAAATGACGTTGGCAGCGTGGACGAATTAAAACAAAAAGTTCAAGACTTTATTGACAAAAAAAAGGCAAAAAATGAATAACCAGCCAGACTTGTTTGACGCGGCGCAGCAATTCTTGATTGATGAGATTAAGCGGCTCACTGACCTTAATCGCCAGCTGGTGGTCACAGCTAAAGAACTTGGCGCAGCTGATGATGTCCACGAATGGGACGATGCCTGGGCAAAAATGGCAAAACTAATGCGACAAGAGGAAATAAATGCGACGAGCCGCCAGAACTGATGAAAACCAAGAGCAAATTGTAAAGGCGCTGCGGGCCGTGGGCGCGTCGGTTCAAAGTCTGGCGGCCGTCGGCCATGGTGTGCCGGACTTACTCGTGGGTTATCAGGGCAAAAACATTTTGATTGAAATCAAAGATGGCAATAAAACGCCCTCTAAGCGCAAATTGACTGATGACCAAGTAAAGTGGCACGACAACTGGAACGGGGGCGCTGTGGCCGTTGTAGAGAGCGTAGACGCTGCTTGGGCGGCACTGGGCATAATGAGGGGTAACGCATGAGCGAAAAACGCATTGATCCTGAGCAATCAGCCGAAGACATACGGAACAAAGCCCCAGCTTTTGGTGAAGCAAAAGCCCAAAGGGTATATTTGGAGGAATTCAGACGCAGCAAAAAGGCAATGCTGATGAAAGATTGCTACACCATGGGGGTTGAGGCTGCCAACGCGCAAGAGCGCGAAGCACTAGCTGACCCAGAGTACGTTCAGCTGCTCAAAGGATTGGCGGCCGCGATAGAAAAAGAGGAAACCCTAAAGTGGGAAATTGAAGCCGCTAGGCTGGAAATCGAAATTTGGCGAACCCGACAAGCAACTGCGCGGGTAGTCAACAGGTCGCACGAATGATTCTGAAACACAAATACGTGCGAAGCAAAAAACTATTGCGGCTAGTGGCCGGTCTGGATTGCCAGCTGTGCGGCAGCAGCCAACGCGTCCAGGCGGCGCACACGAACTGGGGCGGCGGCAAAGGGCGAGGAATTAAAGCCGACGACAACCTGGTGGCCGCGTTGTGCATGAATTGCCACCACGAAATTGACCAGGGCAGCAAATGGTCCAGAGATATGCGCCAGCAAGCCTGGTATTTTGCCCACAAAAACACCGTTGAAAATTTGGTAAACACTAAGCAATGGCCTGTAGACATACCGGTGCCGGATGAATCACAATTCAATTTCCTTAGTTCGTGGTAATTTTTAGGGGGGGGACTATTCCCCCCCGTTTTTTTGCATTAATATCGCGTTATGGATGACGAAGCCGCCGAATTTATTGCCGCCCTGTTGCATAGCAGCACGGTGACGCATTTCATGCACTTATCGACCGATTCATATTCGGCCCATAAGGCATTGGGCCGTTATTACGACGAAATTATTGATTTGGCAGACGATTTTGCCGAAGCCTACCAAGGGCGATATTCTAAGATTAAGAAGTATCCAGAGGAATTTCACAGCGCAAAAGACCCTGTGAAATATTTGAAATCGTTGCAAAAATTTGTTGATGAATCCCGAAAAGATTTGCCCACAGATTCAGAAATTCAGAATATTATTGACGAAATTTCACAATTGATTGATTCCACGCTGTATAAACTAAAATTTCTTGATTAAGGAAAAACCATGAAAAACAACGCAGAAATGCAGCCTAAAGGCTACGGTACAAGCGCAAAAGCACCAGCTGGCGCAACAGCAAGCGACAAATCTGGCGAGCGCATGGGCAAAGTGGTTGACGGCATTGGTATGGGCAAAGCCGATGCAACTGGTCCCGATAAGATGTTTGACGGTGGCCGCAGCCAGGGCGTTTGCTACGTACACGACCGCAAATCGTACCAGAAGTAAATGGCTACCCAGCTGTCGCAACTAGCAGCGGCTGGGCAGCAACCACAGGCGCCACAAGCACCGCAATCGACGCAAGCTAGTCTTGCGTCAATGGTGCCACAGCCACAGCTGCCCCAGACCGGACAATTGGCAACGCCCCAAGCTGGGCGGCCGACCATGCCACAAGCCGGACAATCGAATAATCCAATTGAATCCGCGTATTTTGATCGCCTACAGAACGATTATTCTGGCCTGGCGGCTGAGTATTCTCAATTGCCGCAAACAGACAACGGGCGCATTCTCAATACTGATGATGCCCGCGAAATGTCCCCAGAGTATCGGGCTGACCGAACTAGATCGGCTGATGTGCACGAACCGTCGTCAGCGTTTGTAAAACAGATGTATGCTGAAAAGCTGTCGCAAGATACCCCGCCAGGCAAAAGTAATACTGTTGTGTTCACAGCTGGCGGCACAGGGGCGGGCAAAACAACGGGTTTGCAAGAGGCGCAAAAGGTCAATCAGAATATTAAAGATTCAGAGATTGTTTACGATACAAACATGAATTCGTTTGACTCTGCCGATAAGAAAGTGGAACAAGCGCTGAAGGCCGGACGCAACGCCAGCATTATCTACACTTACCGCGACCCAGTTGAATCCATGGAAAACGGTGCATTAAAACGCGCCAGCCGCATGGAAGCCGAACTTGGTACTGGTCGAACCGTGCCAATCGACGAACATTTCAAGACTCACGCAGGGTCGCGTGAAGTCATGGAACAGCTGCAATCTAAGTACGGAAACGACCACCGATTTCATTTGATGGTTATTGATAACAGCCGCGGCGCGGGTAAAGCCGCGGTGGTAAGCGGTCTTGACAAATTACCCAAGTTGGACCATACTGTAGTAAGAAAGGGGTTGAATGATGCACTCGAAAATGCCTACAAGTCTGGAAAAATCAGCCAAGCAATCTACGAAGGAACGCGCGGCAACGCCCGCTGAACATCGTATGAAGCGAATGCACGAGGCCAAAACAAAAGACATGGCCCAAGCGATGGCTGACGCCTTAAATGCTGCTGTACGTGCTGGCAAGGCAATCAGATGAGCGAAATGCGTTGTAAAACGTGCCGTTTCTTTAGTTCGGCGCAAATTATGGGTTTGTGCCGTCGCTATCCCGAAACGCAAAACAAGCATGAGCGCGATTGGTGTGGCGAGCACCAGCTGGTGCAGAGCGTTATGGTGCCGATTTACAACATTATGACCGACGAAACAAAGCCGGTTGAAATGCCTGTCGAACTTAAAAAACGTGGAAGAAAACCAAAAGATGTGTCCAATACGTCCGCTGCGTGACCGAATCGTTGTACAGCCAAACGTCAGAAAGTTATCTGACATTATTTTTACTGTGAACAGCGAAAAGATAAACGAAGGCACCATCGTGGCCGTCGGGTCCAAGGTTCACCAGGCTAAAGTTGGCGATTTCATCAAGTACGGTAACGGCACATATTTAGATTGGCCCATCCATGAGTTTGATGGCCAAGACTATCAGATTATTCAGGAAGCAGATATCTGCGCGATTGTGGAGTGACCATGGCTAAAGCAATCCCCAAAACAACGACCGGCAAGGATAAAAACTACAACCCAACGGAAAAGGGCGCGGGGATGACGGCCAAGGGTCGCGCAGAATATAATCGCAAGAATGAATCAAATTTAAAACCACCAGCACCAAACCCAAAAACAAAAGCTGACGCTGGACGAAAAGCCAGTTTTTGCGCGAGAATGGAAGGGGTGGTAAAAAACGCCAAAGGCCCAGCTGAACGAGCCAAGGCATCCCTTAAAAATTGGAACTGTTAAAAGGAATTGAATTATGCCTAATACTAAAGCAGTAGGAGTAGCCTACTCAGACCCTGATTTATCAGGCGGTACAATTGACAACACACCTATTGGTGCAACAACGCCCAATACAATCGAAGGCACAACTATCTATGCAGACGTAGAGATTGGTTATGCGGCTGTTGCCCAAGGCGCAGTTACTCAAGCTACAAGCAAATCGACAGGTGTGACGCTAAACACGTCAGCAGGTCAAATCACGATGAACGCAGCATCTTTGGCTGCCACCACAAACGTGACTTTTACGCTGACTAACAGTTTGTTGTCGGGTAAGGACGTGTTGATCTTAAACGTCACTAACGGTACTTCTGCTGCGTACAACTGTTGGGTATCTAGCATGGGTGCAGGTTCGGCGACTATTACGTTGCGTAACATCAGCGCAAGCCCCCTTGCTGAAGCTGTTGTTATTAATTTTGCGATCATCCATGCCGCGTAACGGCCTATATGCAAATATCCACGCCAAGCGCGAACGGATAGAACAGCAAAAAGAATCGGGTAAGAAAACCGAGCGTATGCGAAGCCCTGGGGACAAAGGCGCCCCCACGGCCAAAGCATTTAAGCAGAGTGCAAAGACAGCGAAAAAATGACACTTGAACAAATTGCGAAACGCCTGGCTGAATTGCAAGAACTGGCGAAGCAACACGAATCAATATTGTTGCAAATCAGCGGGGCCATCCAAGAGTACAACCGCGTTTTGGCAGAACTAAGCCAGAACCAAACAAAGGAAGCCGACCATGCCGCTGACCAAAGAACCACGCAAGAAAGCGCCTAAAGCCGTCGAACCTGTTAAGCGTAAGGTAGGCCGCCCAACGGTCTACAAAGACGAATTCCCCGACATGATGATTGAATACTTCAGTCAATCACCAACAAGGGAAGTCACCACTTACGACAAACACGGCAACGAAAACACCCAGACGCTGCCTGGCGTATTCCCAACCCTTGCACGATTCGCAACCAACATCGGGGTAACTAAAGATACCTTGCACGACTGGGCAACAGCGAAAGATATTCAAACCGGCTATTTAAAACACCCTGAATTTTCATGCGCCTATAAAAAGGCGAAGGATTTACAGGAAGCTAACCTAATCGAAGGCACGATTGGAAACGCTTACAACAGCACGTTTGCGATATTTACGGCCAAGAATGTTTTGGGCTGGCGCGACAAGATAGAGCAAGAAATTACCGGCAAAGACGGCGCCCCACTTTCGGGAATACAGGTAATGTTTGTGAATGCAGATGGAACTGGCCGCGACACCGAGCATTGACCAGGCGATAGCCAAAGCCCAATTCCCAGCCAAACTGGAAGGGCTATTCCGCAAAAGCCGGTACAAGGTTTTGTATGGGGGGCGGGGCGGCGCTAAGTCTTGGGGGATTGCCCGCGCATTATTGATTCTGGGCGCCAAAAAGCCGATGCGAATTCTCTGTGCGCGTGAGTACCAGACAAGCATTAAGGATTCAGTTCACAAGCTGTTGTGCGACCAGATCGAAGCGCTGGGGTTGTTGGGGTTTTACGAAATCACCCAGGCAAGCATACGGGGCGC